TTTTTATTGTTCCTCTATACGTTCAAGCACATGAAAGAAATTTTCTTTACCTTCTCTCATGTACTCAATAATTTCTTTTTGGTCTTGTAACAAATTATTTAGTAACTCTTGCGTAGACTCATTAATTGCAACTACGGAACCATCGGTTAGTTCATAGTGAACCTTACCTTCAACTACAACATCTAGTTTGTTTAGTTTACGAATATCTTGAACGATTGGGTCAATTGTAAAAATATTTGAAGAAGCAAGTTCAACGTATGATTCTATTAGAGTATCGGTAACTTTTATATCGTGATATTCTTTAATAATATTCGCTATACGGTTTGCTGTAATTTCTTCGTAAACCTCTTGTGTGACAGTCTCTTCTAAATTATCTGAAGTTTGTTTTGTCTTAATGTATGTTCTTGCTTCTTCAATCGTTTTGAAATCAGTTTCTACATTGTTGATATAAATTGTATCGTTTGAAGTTCTCTGAATTGAATTTTCATATGAATGAAATGTCTCAACAATGTCCAATCCAGTGAACTTGTTAAGAACAGATTTAGAGAACTGACCGTAGTACATATTAACAGTTATCCATCTTTTTCTTTTTGGCTTCTTCGATTTCTTTTTCGCTCATGCCAGTTTCTTGAACGTCAGTAGCAACTGGAGTTTTTAGCTCATCTACTTGACGAAAAACATTGGATGTGCTATTAGCTTGATCCAATGATTTTAATACCGAGTTGATTAGATCAGACATTCTCTTCACCTTGAACTTCAGCTTCTGTAGCCTTAAACATATTTTGTGCAACAGATGCACGCATAGTTTCTAAACGTCCAGCAATCTTTTCTGCGATGGCAGCATTGAAAGAACTTTCAGTTCCAACAGTATCGCCAGTGGAAATAGCATTAATTAAATCTTTTACATTACTCATTTTAAATTTCCTTATTTTGCAGGAGGTTGTTCATTAGGATCTGGTAGTGCATTCTTAACAACATAATTCTGCTGAGCAGTTTGTTGTGCACCAGCCACAGTTCCATCTAATTCAGCATGCTGAACCTTAGTATCATTGTCTTCTTCCATCTCGCCTTCCATTTGTTCAATGTCAGCATCAGTTTGCATGAGGACATTTTTACGAACCCACTTTGACGAGTAGTACTTACCAATGTATGGATCAAGTTGTTGTAGAATAGTAATACGATTAGTCAACAACTCAGCATCTTTTAATTCATTAAAGTGATTATCTTCTTGGAAGTCATAAGTGATATAGTGAGTCATATCTTCCCACTCATCAGCACTAATGATTCCTTTTGCTACTAACTGTACACGTAGTGTGTCAGAAAACAACAAAGAAAATCTTTTACGTAAACGAGAAATAAATTTACTAAACTTAATCTCATCACGAGTAATTTCTTGTGAGCGTCCAAGGCTAAATCCTTGAGACTGCATCATACGAGACATGGGCACATTAAGTGCTTGATATAATTTTTTCTGGAAGTATTCGATGTCTTGAATGTCGCCAAGGTTTTGGCCACCTGGAAGAGTAGTAATCTCTGTACCTTTACCACCTTCACGACGAGGCATCCAGAAATCTTCCATCATTGAAAGATGTTTACGATCATCACGCACTTCACCAGTAGTGGCATCGTAAACAACTTTATTTCTAAACTTGTTCATGATATCATTAACGTATTGTTCAGCCTTTAATTTAGGCAGATTACCAACGTCAACATAGAACACTCTACGTTCTGGCGCACGAGAGATACGGTAAATCACAACCGCATCTTCAATCATCTTTAATTGGTTTACTGGTTTGATTGCTTTATGCAATGGAGACAAAGTCATCCCAGTATTTGCATCTTGTAAACCAGAAGGTGCAAAAACAATCGAATCTAGTGAAAGTTTAACACCTTGTGTTGATTGCTCAGTAATCCCTTTATCATTGTACAGAAAATATTCATCAACTTTCTTTACAATTTCAACACCAGCAGGACTACGTTCTTTGGTTACGTTTTTAATGCGACGGATCTTTCTCGGATCCACATAACGCATCTCAACAATACCTTGTTTAATATTCTTTTCATCAATGAGAATATGATAGTACAAACGACCATCTATATACCAGGAACGAAATATATCATGTCCCTTAATATTAAATTTGAACAGGCGCAAGACCTGATCAAATTCATCTCGAATTTTTCTCTTGATACCGTCAGAAACTTTCAGGTTATCTAGATTTACCTTAACTGTCTGTTCATGCTCATCAGAGATAATGGCTTCGTTGACAATGTCTTCAATTGCAGCGTCGCAGTCAGCATATTGTGCTGCCTCGCGATATCTACGAATTAAATCATTCTCATTTTTAACGACACCTTCGACGTCCATGACCATGCCATAATAGGCACTGGCAGAAGCGACTACAGTAGAACCATCATCAGATGGGGGAGTTACTACACTCCCCACATCTAATTTTTCATTCTTTCGTTTTATTTCAAAGCCAAAAATCTGCATAACTAAATTTTACCCAATTTTAGATATTGATCGGGAATGTACCTATTGGAGTATTAACAGAAGCATTAACTCCGAAACTATTACCTTCAGTAGAGTTGCTAGTGAAGAAGTTGTAAGTAAATTCAATATCAAAAGTTTCAATTTGGTTTTGTTGCTCATAGTCAAGAGCAATTGCGCCAATGTTTGTTGGGTACGCATCAGTGAATTTGTAAATCTTTACAGAAGCACCATTACGATCCAATTGGTGGACGTTCAAGTCAACTTGATAGTCACGTGGGTTAGTACGACCAGTAGTTGCAGCATAGTTCTGAATACCAGCTTGCCACTGTTCAATAGCATTTCTGATATTGAAAGAAGTGTCAGTATAAACTGTAATGCTCCAAGGTTGGAAAGTACGTTCACCAGCAAAGTGTACTGGACGACCACGGTAAAGGACATTAATGTCCTCTACAGTAGAAGCAGGTAACTGAGCAGCTTTACACAGGAACTGTGCTTGCTGTCCAGCTACGATACCGCCAGTAACATAAGATGGGAATGAAAGTTCAACACGGAATTGGTTGGGACGTGCACCGCCACCAAGCATTACCGCTTTAAAGTCAGCAATATTTGCCATTTGGTTATCTCCTTTATCCTTTATTTATCGGCTATTATTGACCACCGCCAATTTCAGTGAACGATACAGAAGATCGAGCAGCTACGAAATTGAGAGTAATAAAGTTGATAGCACGATTTGGTTTAATGAAGATATCCGCAACAAAGTTGTTACTATCGATAACCTCACCAGTGTTATTTGAATCATCGCACTTAACAACGAAGTCAGTAATACCACGACGACCTTGTACATCACGTAAGAATGGTTCAACCAGATTCTTAAATTGTGCACGAGTAAAGCTGTCGTTGAATTCGAACAATTGGAATTTAGCAGCAGTTGCAATTGACTTCTCAAGAACAATGAATAGACGACGCACGTTAATACGATCAAACGCACTTGGCTTAGCCAATAGAGTCTTATCGCCGAACATCACAGTACCTTGTCCTGGGAATGTAACAACTGGGTTAACACCAGACTTGTAAAGATTATCACGATCAGTCTTAGATGGATTTACTGCCAACTTAACTACGTTCTTGATCTGACCACGATTCAAACCACCTGGAGAGAACCATGGGTCTTGTTGGTAATCAGTACGAGCACATAGACCAGCAATGTCGCCATTCAATGGAACATAACGGAACTTGTCATTGTAACGATCGTATTGATATTTGTAACCAGAATCCAATACAGCGTATGAAGAACTTGGTAGTGCGTTACGATAAGCAATGATTTGATCAGTAGCATCGCTACCAACAGCAATAATTACATCGCCACTGCTTGTATTCTGTGGAGATACAAACACTACACAGTCAGCACGTGTCTCAGCAAGACCGATTACGTAAGTAGCAACTGTTGCACTTGCTTTACCTAATGGTAGTAAACGAACATCATATTGGCTATCGTCAGCAAAGATACTCCAAGCAGTTTGTAATTGACCATCAGTTGCAGTAAGGTCATCTACACCGCCAGATAGTACAGATACGTATGAATTGCCAATTGGAGTATAAGTTAAACCAGTTGGAGTTCCTGCAGTTGTAACAACTGCGGTACCACCGAAACTTGCAGATAATGTAAAGGTAGTTGTACCATTTGTTGCAATAATATAATATGTAGTAGGAGTAGCATAACCAGCAATAGTACCAGTACCACCTAATGTTCCGCTAATAGTTATTGCTTGTCCTACATCTAAAGAAGTCAAATTACAACTAAACTGTCCTGCAGTTCCAGTAATTGTAACTCCAGATAATGTACTATTACCTAAAGAAACATACGCCTTTTGTAGAGCAGCAGTACCCCAGTTAGTACCAATTGTTGGATGGTCCATCCAGTATACATACTTAGAACGACTATTGATTACGTCACGGTAGTAGTTATTTGTTCCATCAGATTTCTTAACATCAGAACCTTTAGAAACAAACGCAAACTTTTCTAGTACAGAACCCGCAGTACCAGTCCATTGACCGATTTCATCGATAATGATTATATGCATCTCATCGTTAGATCCATTAACATTACTTGCATAATCAGAAGTGCCAGGAGCAGCATCAAATTCAGCTTTATAATTCCAAGTCGAATATGTTGCAGAATCCGCCATGTGAACGCTAATAGAGTTACCTAGAGTGCCTGGATACTTAGCAGCCCATTCACCAACAACACCAGAGCCATTGATATAACTTGCAGTGTAAACATCAGTGTTATTGATTTTAATACCACCAATAGTAATTACTGGTGCAAGTGTAGCAGTACCGCTAAGTGTAGCATTTGGAGCAGTAGTATAACCAGTACCAGCATTGGTAATAGTTACGCTGATAGCTGAAGTAGCAACAGTAACTGAACCAGCAGAAGCACCAGAACCACCACCGCCAGAGAAGGCAGCAGTAACAGTACCTTTGTAACCAGAACCACCATCAACAACTGCAACAGCAGTAATTACACCACCAGAAGTTGTTACTGTAAATGTAGCACCAGAGCCACCAGCAGGGGAAGTGATAACTACAGTTGGTGTACCAGAGTAACCAGTACCGCCACTAGATACTGCAACAGCAGTAATTGCACCGCCAGAAAGAACTGCAGTTAGAACAGCTTGAACTCCACCAGTAACATCAGGTGCGCCAACAGTAATAGTCGGAGCAGCAGCAGTTGAGGTATAACCACCATTTGTACCACCGATAGTTACCGCAGTGATACCACCAGTTTTAGTTGAGACAGCATTACGATGACTTACCGTATCAGCACGAACAACTAATAGATCGTTGGCATAAGATAGGAAGTTTGCTGCAGTAAAAAACGAAGTTGCATTGTCGTCAGCAGGGTTACCAAATCTTTGAACAAGATTGTTCTCAGAATTAATAGTTACTGGATCTAGAACTGGACCCCACTGAAAAGTACCTGCAAAACCACCAGTTGAGGTAGCTACTGCTGGAACGATTGAGGTAAAGTCTTTTTCTACGACTGCAACGCCAGGACTTAGTTGAAAAGGCATTGTAATTCTCCTTATTACATTAACATGTTATTTTGTTTGACAATCATGGGCATGGTCATCACTAATTTATTTATGAAAACCCACATTTCTAATTTTAAAAATTCAGGGGTGCTTTCTCTTCATTGTTCCCATCGTCATAAACCCCAAATGGCGTAAGTTCATCTTCGATCGCTTGCATCTGTTTCTTATACATTATTTCTCTCAAGTTAATATTATTTAGGTCTTTAAAATAAGGGTTGGTAGTGAGCCAACTAAACAGAACCAAACTCATCACTAAGTCATCATGATAACCATCATCCGCCATGTATGTACCTTTAGTTTCGATGAAGGTTGATATTTCCGAAATCGTATCTGCGTCTTGTATTATTAATTTATTTTCTTCTACTAAGGATTTAAAGTTATGGCAACCGATTCTTTTAACTTTCTTATCGGTATTGACTCCGAGTTGGGTTTTACCCCCACCGAAACCTCCAGAAACAACTTGAGACCCTGTAGTTCTATTTACGAAAAGTATGTTTTCATATTCTAGTTCTTGGTATAAAATATGAGGCACCTGCTCTGAAGAGTTTACCTCAACCAGAACATATGCGTAGTTATACTGTTTACCTACCTCATAAATGAAGTTTGGATACAGAAGTGGACTAATTGTATTACTTCTATATTTCCCGATAAGTTTATATGGGACTTCAGTTATATCCATAATAGTAAAGGCAGAATAATCTCCACCAACACCTTTAGCAGTATCGGCTACGATAACATACGTATGATCCCTTTGTGGCTTTTCGTATATATCTAAACCATCTTTACTATAAACTGTTTGAGCCAATGACATCTTGGCGATAGTATCAGCATTGATTAGAGTTAAAGAAGAACCAAGGAATTTACATAATACTTCTTGATTATACTTTAAATCACCAAGCTGACGACGTTGTGCTTCTGCCCATTTCTCATCACGTCCAGGAATTTCCCAATAAGGAATAAACAATGGAACGAAATCATTTCTCTTATTCTCAGCATCATTCCAGAATTTCCAGAAGTGATTATATCCGAGAGGTGTAGAACTTAATAGAATCTTTGTAGTTTCACCAGCTGAAATAGTTGGGTAGACTGACGTAAAGAATTGCTCAGCAACTGTGTTTGGAATAATGGCAGTCTCATCAACATAAAGTAAGTTAACAGATTTACCACGAATACCAGAAGCAGTTGTTGCTGCAGTAAATACAAGGGACTTGTTTTCTAATTCAACATCACCTTTATTCCAAGTAATAACACCCTGCTGTAACCAGTGAGGTAAATTCTCATACATTAATTGATAACGATGCAGAACCTCACGAGCAGCAGTTGCTTTGTTTGCAAGGATTGCAACAGTTTTAGATTCTTGGAATAAAGTATACCAAAGAATATAAGCTGCTGACGTAGTCGTCTTACCCTGCTGACGACCTTCCATAAGAATAACCTTACGGTTATTATGAATTATATTTACTTTATTGACCTGACAAGGATAAAGTTTAAAATCAATTAAACCATGATCAAGTGAAATAATTTTACAATATGTTTCAATAAAGTAAATTGGACTAGCCGCACACTTTAGATATTCCTGAACTTGTTCTGGAGTAAATTGAACCTTTACCCCAGCTGCTTTTAAGTTTACATTAGCATTATAAATTTGTGCCATTAAAACTCAAATGTCCAATTTTCATTCGCAACAACTGCTGTGGTAGGATTACCTTCTACTGTATAAATTCTATTTGGGTTGGTAAAGTTTTCGTTCTGACCAATATTAGCAGTAACCTGATCGATAACACCTTGTGTGCTAACATTACCGTATAGATTTGTCTTTAACGTAAATGTCAAAGTATGTGTAACGAAACGACGTGTTTGGAAATCACCATCGTAATCATCCTGAACCGTAATGCTATTTAAAATAACTGGAATGTCTTGCGTTATACTCATGTCAGGAATAGCATTAATTGATAGCGTGTATTCTGGAGTAAAGGTAGGAAGAATCTGCTCAACAATCTGCATAGCATCTTCTTGAGTTTTAGTAAGAATGTATAAAGAGATGTCTATGTTATATGGTACTGGAGCATACATGTATGACATTGAATTGGTAGCATCACCGCAAGTAATTCTTTGCATACGAGCAGTTTTTCTTGCAGCGTCATAAGTATAACCAGTAATCTCAAAAGACATACGTGGTAGTGTTACGTAAGTATTATTCTCTAAGTTTGGATCTTGTTCTAGACGAACGATCCATTTTTCTTTCGGTGCGTAGGCAAGTGGGATTTGAAGACGTTGGAGAGTAGTTCCAGTAACAGAGTCACCTTCTTTACGATCGATATAGATGTCACTGAATAGCGTACCGAATCCTACGATACACTTACGAATAATTCCATGATAAAAAACTTGATTGTTTAACATTATGGATTATTCTCTTTATCTACTTCACCGAATGGGTTTGTTACGCTAAACAATACATCCTGTGCTTCTGTTTTAAATTTATTGTTATCACCGAATGATTCTGGTTTATCTACGTTGGCTGCGATTGCTGAAGTTGCCACTGCAGTAGAACTAAATCCTCCACCAGTAAATACTACCGTTGGTGCAGTTGTATATCCAACTCCTGAATTTGTAACGTCAACACGAATAATTTTACTTATATTCGCTCCAGTTCCACGTACAGCAGTAGCAGCTGCACCAGAACCACCACCACCAGTGAATGATACTGTTGGAACAGAAGTATAACCAGCACCCTGATTGCTAACTGTAATAGAAGTTACCTCACCATATGGTGTACGAGTTGTATTTGTATTGAATGTCTTCAATGTTTCAAAAGCATCAATAGAAGGAATACCAGTATCAATTGCTTCAGAAGCATACTGGAAGAGTTCAATTTGTAGTTTGTAAACATAAAGTTTACCAAGCTGATAAAATGGATCTTGGTGTTGTACAAATTTAATTTCGAACAAACCTTTAGTCAATGGAAAATAAAGCAGATCACCTTCATTCGGACGAGTAGGAATATTAGTAACTCCATAACGACCAACTAATTGTTCCCAGCGTCTACGAGCAACTACCAGTGTGGCAGATTGCTCCATCATTAAACCAAACTTCTGAATGAACGCACCCTGACCAGCAAAGGAATCTACGTTCTCAAAATACATTTCAATTGGGAATGATGAAGTAAATTTTGATAAACGATCTTCACCAAGAATCTCATCTTTTGAAACCAATGTTCTCGGAATGTAAAACATCTCCTGACCAAAGATCTTTAACGATTCAATGATCAGGTCTTCAACTAGAAACTGTTCGTTCTTAGTTCCCTGAGTGAAATAAACATTGGTTGGCATTAATTATCCAAGAAAGAATTCAAGAGGTGCAGATTTATTTTGTAGTTCGTCTTCGAGATCTTTTATTTCTGTGGTGGCTTCATCATAAAGTTTATCACCATCAAGTGTTACGCCACCTGGAAGTTGAATACCAGAGAATTTCTTAAGATTGGTTGCCCATTGTTTCTTGAACAAAGCAGTTACGTAGTGCTTCAACCATGCTTCATTCCAAACTTTAATAAAGTCTGCAGGATTCAATGCACGATATGCTTCAACTACGATATGATCACCAAGTGGAATATCAGTTTCCCAGTTAATGTCAAGATACAAACGACCTTGTAAACGATTGAAACGATACAGTGTGTGACCATTTAACTCTAAGTCTAGCATGGACAAATGACCCATTACTGTTTTATAGTAAACGATTGAAGTTGAAGACAAGTCATATAAGTCGTTCAAGCGTAATTGATACTGTAAGTCGAATAGATTCTTTGATGATGATGCTTGAGAGAATGGTAATACACGAGTAATGCCGTATACCCAATCATCAATCTCAATGTATTTGTTATCATACTCACGTTTAGTTGCAGAAACTAAAGTGGCTGATTGTCCTGCTCCAGCGAGAATAGTTTCTCCAACTTGGAAAGTTCCAGTGATGTTGCGAACTAATAGTAAAGTGCCAGTAGATGGACGACCTAGTTCCAGAGAAACTTTTGCTTTTGCACCAGAAGTCTGGCCAGTAACAATGTCTTCTAATTGGAATGTTTGTGCAATAGATTGTTGAATAACAATCTCAGAAGCACGAATCTTCTGCTTCATGTAAAGTTTTTCAATACCATCGTAGTGATATAGTTTGAAGTATTCCAACGCTTCGTCAAGACGATCTTCTAATTGGTCTTCATCTACGTTAATCTCTAGTACTGGTGCACCCAATGCTCT